AGCACGATTACCACCATTGATTCCTCTGTTCCGTGGAGTACCTGCAACGGCAGCGATTGATTGTCCGTCTGAAGCGTTACCACTGATGATGAGCGTATGTGCGTCTATGTTGCTGAGAGTAAGGGTTTCGCACCGCCATCTATCTACTATCATATGGCCGACTTCTAAGAATGTTTCTGTGAATGCAGGATCTACCACAGCAGGCTTGCCACCCACGATGATGACGTTAGTCTCGTTTGTAGGTAGGGCAGACCCGGTATAAGCAGTGCCTAATGTAGTATCAGTTATCTCGACCAGGCCAACAGGCGTTGTTCCTAAGTCCAGTCGCAACGTGTTGAACTTCTCCTCAAAGAAGATAGGTGCGTCTATAGGAGCATTGTATATGCCACTATCGCCCCTGCTGAAGCTAGGTGGTTCCATCATTTCAACGGCCACAACGCTTGTGGTGGCTACAGAGCCTGCGAACAGGAAGGTTGCAGCCATCTGTGGGTTCAATCCGCAAGCACGTAAGAAGGAATAAGGCGATTTGATAATGTTAAATGCAGTCCGCCACTTAGCTGATTCGGCCTGTAGGTATTCAACCGTAGCTAACAGTTTGTCTCTTACTGCCTTAACCTTGTTATAGGTGCGTACCGGCGATGCTGTTACATTCCACCAGAAGAACTGAAACGAGGTATAAACTCCTAAGCCAAAGTCACTATTCATGGCACTACTCCTGCTCTAAGACTTTGAGCGATACACCGCCCAGGAACCCAAAGACAGATCCAATAACGGCTGTTACCACCTCTGTTGCACCCATCTGCATACCAATCCACATGCCGTACAACCCAAAGACTGTACCGCATACAACTGCTGCCATTATCTGTGGTCTTAATCGTCCCATGCTCATCTCCTATGCTACAGGCATTCTAGTTGTCAACCCATGATAACTGTCCGCTGCCATTGGTGGACAATACCTGTCCAGAAGTACCATCGGCATTAGGCAGGAGATAATTGATAGCAGCAGCGTCTACAGCACTAGGATTGGCTCCAATGGAAACATAACCTACATTACTGTTAGCAGGTGAGACATGGGTTGATTTTCCAGAATGATGGAAGTAAACACCAAAACTGTGATTATGTTGGTTATATAAGTTCAAATCTCCCCTAGAACCTAACACCATAGTAGCTTTATTGATGGCACTTTCAGTTACAGCCGTAGAGAAGTGCAGCTCTGATCTATTTAGACCCGAAGTAATATCGTTTTCTGTTCTTACTGCTATCTCTGCCATTACCAGTATGGCATCACTTCCAGAGGCTTCATCAGGGGCTTGAAAACGTATAGCTCCTAGAGTATCTAAGTTCTCCATAGCCGTTTCCCCTGTTTGTAGAGTTAGAATGATCGGACTGTCATCTCCAGTAGCTGTGTGTTTAAGATTTAACCCTGTATCTGCTACATGTGTGAGTGTAATTTCAGAGTCTGCACCAAAGGTTAGAACGGCTCCATCGCTAACCAATCCTAAGTCATCCGATATTGTTGCATCCCCGGTGACTGCTAATGTCGAACCATCATATGTTAATCCTGACTCTCCGTTCAAAGCCGTAGAGGAACTGAAGGTTACAACCCTATTATCGGCTCCATTAGCTACGGCAGATACGGCTCCACCTGCATCTTCCCATGCAACCCCACTACCAGTAGAAGTTAATACTTGTCCATCACTACCTTGTGCCCCACCAACAGTTAAGTTATCAACTTCCGCTGTGCCGTCTACATCAAGGTCTGTGCCTACATATAGCTTCTTAGCTATACTTGCGCCACCCTCTGTTCGCAAGGCCCCTGTATCACCAGTGGCATCAGAAGAATCAGTAGTGTCTGTAATGTCTACGATACCTGAGAAGGTTCCTGTCGTTCCTGCTATAGCTGCAAATGTTCCTGCCGCTGCACTACTAGCCCCAATAGTTGTTCCATCTATAGCACCTGCCCCAATATCAACAGTGGCTAATGTTGCAGTACCAGTAGTAGATATATTCTCGTTACCAAACGAAATCGCCCCACTGGAATCTGTGATGCTTCCGTTAGCTAGTGTTATGTTTCCTATAGTAGATCCAGTAGCTGCGGATATCGTGCCAGTGAAGGTAGAATTATCATCAGCAGTTATCGCACCCACATGCAGGTTGGCATAGTCATCAATGTCTACGTTCCCGGTCGTTGTTCCTGCCTCATCGTTGGTAAAGGCAGTGACGAACTCATCAGCGGACTCATCCCACAGTATGGCCCTGTTAGCAATGTTGGTACTAGAGCCGTTGCCCCTGGTAAATATTATGCCTAAGTCATTAGCCGGGGACGCTGTTGTTCCTTGTGCTAGTTTAATAAGCGGATCTGTAACGGTTAGGTTGGTAGTATCAACCGTGGTTGTTGTTCCGCTAACAGTAAAGTTGCCACTAACTGTCAGATTGTCCGTGATAGTCACATTGCCATCAGCCACTTCAAGGGAGTTCTGGCCGTCAGTGCCAGTAATAACCAGCTTCTCATCAGAAGCATCCCAAAACATGTGGTCCCCGCTAGTTGCAGAGTAGAAGTATACATCCTCTCCTGATCCGTCAGTGCCAAAGCCTATGTTGCTACCGTCAGAAGTAATGGTATCGAGGGCTATGCCTCCTACGTTAGTGATATCGGCATCATTGAAGCTCGTTGCACCCAGCGTATTAGATGCTGCGGTAGACGTTAGCCCACCACTAACCGTGGTAGCACCAGTAATAGTTAGAGTAGAGCCATCAGACGATAGGTACTCGCCACCTCTGTCGTAGAAGTAGAGCTTGTCCACCACCCTTACATCTCCATCGAGAACATCCAGTGCAGTAGCCCCATTCGTGCCTGTAATTTGCAGTACCTCCTCAGAGGAATCCCATGTCAGGTTGTCCCCTGATGTACCTGAGTAGAAGACTACATCCTGTCCGCTCCCATCTGAACCAACCGTGAATGTGCCTGCGGATATAACTGTGTTGCCTGCTACATCAAGAGTGCCATCAAAGTCTGAGTTGCCTGAGATATCTAGGGTTGCTGCATCTAACTCACCAGTGATTGTCAGGTTTCTTTGTCCTGTCGTATCTATGTTTGCATCCGTAGTAACTACCTTAGAAGCAATCGCTGTGCCTGCGGTTAGCCCATCTAGTAATTCTAGTTCGGCTTCTGCAAGAACTGCACTGCCTGCTGTAAATCCTGTGCCTGTTACTATACCTGTTGAGGTAATTGCCCCAGAAGCTATCGTGGTTATACCGCTCAATGCTCCATCAAAGACAACTGCTCCATTGATATCTACTGTAGTGTCTGAGGTTATCGTTAGAACTCCATCAGCGGACTGGTGAATGAATGTGCCTGTATCCCCGAATAGGATTTTCTCCGTGCTATTCATAAGGATCTCATCAGAGAACTTGAAGTAGTCCTCGTCTTCCATCCATGTAATAACACCATCGGCACTTTCAGCATCAAATGTCAGGGTAATATCTGTAGCTGCTGTGCCAGTACCAAATGTTATTGAGTCTTGGTTGAAGTCTATAGATTGTGCCCCTGCCGTAGAAGACGCAATAGTGAACGCCTTTATAAGACTGCCACCTTGTAGCACATCGAATTCTATCTGACCATCTTCAGAGCCAGATGTCACGTCCGTGGCAACCACTGTCATACGAGCAAATTCATCTAAGTTACCGGCAGAATCTGCCAACTTAAAGGACATATAAACTTCATCATTGTCAGCCCTGGTCGTGTTAGCCCCACTAAATACAGCGACCTGGTTGGCCGTGCTGTTTGTAAGGTTGGTGGCTGTTAGCGCAGGGGTTGTTGCCGCTGAATCGTTACGGACATCAATTTCCCTGAGAGATATCTGGTCATTCCATTGGATGTAGCGTATTGAGCTACCTCGTGTAATCTTTATGTCATATTTGTCTTGATCAGCCTCGTTGAAATACCAAAGGCCAGCGGCACTGGTAGTAGTTGATGCCTCTTCTGCGCCATCTGATTCTTGCAGAAGCTGTACCGTCGCTCCCTGGATAGCACTGCCTGAGTCATCGTATAAGTAACCTTGAAAATTAATAGCCATGTTATCCCCCTGCCATACGAGAATGATCCCTGTAGTTTAGGGCCTCCCTGCAATAATATTCTGGATCTCTGAATAGATCATCATCATCTATAAAGATCAACCTCACCCCCGCACCTTCTACTTGTGCCCTAGCAAACATATCTCTAGCCTGTGTATTGACCCCTGTTTCATAGTGATAGTATACACCCTGTACGTTAACTGCCAAGTCAGGGGGGTTTGAGAACACAAAGTCCAGTACAATGCCGCCCTTGTCCAGCCGCCCACCCATGCGTGAGGACTGGTACGAGAAGTCTTCTCCCGGCACTTTGCCTAACTGCTCAAACGTAATATAGGCAATATACTCAGGCAATGAACCAGGCCAACTCGGTGGTACTTCTATTTGCTGTGCCCTCGTAGTCATGTTATCCCTCTAGTATCATTGTCCAGCAAACCTTATCACTGTTCGTTGCAGCATCTACATAGAACACATTGGCTGGTACTGATCCCCCAAAGTCTCCAAAGTTTAATTCAATCTCGTTACCGGCACTCAGTTCATATCCCGTAGTAGAGGCTACATCAGACACCCCCACATAGGACACACCAGAGTTGCCAGCTAATGCTTTTGCTTTAACAAACTTCACCCTGTTGGTTACGTTATTTAATTGCACTCTTGTGCCTGCACTGCTCACGGTTGTAACACCGGTCACTAATCTCATATTTCACCTATGGCTCAACTACAGATATCTGCGTTGTGCCCCTTTCATCTCTTCCTGTATATTCCATTCCTACCGCTGCCGTAACATCGACATAGTAATTCCTTGTACCGCCACTGTCATCCCTAAAGGTAAACTCCACCAGCGTTGTGCTTTCAATGGCTGATATCAGCGCAGACCGTAAGTCTTTTGCTTCCTTGCCCTTATAAGGATTATTCAGATCCACCTCTACTGTGTGTCCCCACTTTGCAGGGAGCTTCTTCCTCCACTCCAGAGTCAGGCTAACAACATCAGGACTTTCAAATTTCTCCAGTCCAGTCGTGGTTCCTGAAGACCTGGATAGCGTTAGTTTAAACTTAATGGCCCTGAATGTTGTGCCAACCCCACTGGCAAACGTGTACCTGTACGTGCCTGAACTCCCGCCAATTGAAACCGTAGCCTCATCAGAGTGCGTCGCAGCAGTTGTGCTGTTCGATGCCCTCGTCACGGTAAGAGTATCGCCTGATATAGCACTAATAGTCATATGTTCGCTATCAACGATTATAAAATCTCCAACAACTAGAGCACTGGCATCATCTACGGGCACTGACGTAGCACTAGTACTAGATATAGCTCCATTCAAAGTCGTTTTGGAAATTGAGCTACCAACCTGGTCAAACATTTCGGCTGAGTCAAGTGTGTTTACTGCCGTAGTATAACTCTCGATATAGTCCGTTGCATACTCCACCTTGATCTCCTCTGTTGTGGAGAGATCCTGGCATTCAATCCGTAAATTGAGTGCCAGCTTATCAACTTCGCTTTGCCCTGCATTGAACCAGGGAGTCTCATGCACCCCTGATGTTGCATAAGCAAAGTCATCTACCTCGCTAGGGTTAATAATGTCCTTTGGAAGATCCATGAAGTACACCACGCCATTAGCTCCCCACCATACCCGATAGGTATTGTATGCGGTACTAACATGCATATCATCAAAGGTCGTACCGGTATCACCTGCTATCCACTTTGTTTCCCACCCTAGCTCGTTATATCCCAATATAGTGCTCGATCCTGTGTCATCAGCCATCACAGAGCTGCCTACATGGCTTTGCCATTGTCTTGATATAGCGTCTGCGGCGACAGCGGCCGCACCTACTTGTGCGTCTATGCCTATTAACAATTCATTGTGACTACCTGCCATAGTACGAATCGCTCCACGCTTATCAGAGGGCAATCCGTCGTCACGGTCAGGCCCAGTGACTGTAACAACCGCAGAATTACTACCATTGATATACTTATACATACCGTTACCGCTAGGGATGTATACTGAATCTCTCCATCTAGTAGTTCCTTTTCCATTATCAGGATGAACTGGCAATGTAAATTGTGTGGCTACCCACATAGCATTATCCGCATCGTGTGCAAATAACCCCTCCGTCGTAGCAGCATAGATGATAGGAACGCCCATTGCATTACGAGCTACAAATAACGCCGTTACGCTATTATCTGGTAGCGGTAACATTGCGTCGTTATACTCTGTGCCTACTGCTGCCGCACTCCAAAGCTGTCCGTCATGGGAGATGCCCCACAACCTGTCGTCCCAGACTGTCAGAAACTTAGTGTCTTGTGTGTCTGTAGTCCACGAAGTGCCGTTAGTGGAATAAGAATAACCAGAACCGCCCGAATCATAGTGAGCCAGTACCAAATATGAAGTGCCACTAGCGTTGGTAAAGACTATGCTGTCTGTAACCGCATCTGTTATACCTGATGTTGTTAGTGCCGATCCCCAGCTATCTCCACCATTGGCATATTTAAATAGCTTAGGCGTAGCTCCTCCTCCACCATTCCACGCTGCATAGACTTCGCCGCCAAATGTCTCAATTGCCCCAACTGTAGCCTGTCCTAAACTGTGTGATGGCGTGTCGGTAGCCGTTGCAAGGTTTGCTAAGACTAAATGATTCTTATAGCGTAGCTGACAGGTGCTAAACCACGCCCTGGTTACATCAGCGGCACCTTCCATGCGGTTAATGCCAATGCCGCCACGCCAATCAGACCAGGCAACGATAGATGAACGTAACTGATCGTCTTTAGATGTATCGCCTATAACAACTTTAGCCGGGTATATAGACGCTAGTGTGCTGCGAATAGGCCGTGTAATAGGATAATACACCCCATTCAGAGAGATTTCGTTGGTATCTATAACCTTGGATGTCATTACTCAACTTGCCTCACATTCACAAGCATGGGTAATGCCCTCCTGGCTCTCTCTGCCTGTGCTGCCCAATACGCACTAAGCTGACGCTTGGCATCAGGGTCTGTAGCAGGCCCACCTGACGTAGATATTAACGCAAGGTTGGTAGCGTTGGCTATAATAAAGTTCTCATCTACCTCGGTAGCTGTTGAGTCACTAGATAGTAATGCAGGCTTATCTCCACCTGTGATCTTGAGTAGCCTGTACCCTACCTCATCCTGTCCGTTACGCACCAGGATCAAGTCACGAGCCTCTTTATCTATTCTCCATAGCCTCCGTGGTAACGTAACCCATTCAGCCGTATCGTTCTCTACTGCTGATATATCATCAATCCATACAGTACAGGCCCCTAAGTCTGAGTCATACTCCAGCCCTACTGATATGATAGCTGTGTCTGTATTTGGGTTAGACAACGCCATCCTAACAAACGTCCATGTATTAGCGGACAGAGCTGGTATACTTAATGTCTCTAAGGGACTACCACATGACGCTGTATCATCCAGCAATAGCTTCAGGTTGCCTGCGCTAGTAGCCACTGTGCTCTTAACCCACATCTCTATGTAGTCATACTTACTGATGTCTTTACTGGTAATGCTGTCAGTAACGAAATCACCTGCTGACGCACCTGCCGCAATAACCATCTTGAGTGACTGCGTGCCCTGCTTCCTGTCCTGAGTGTCCAGGGATTGAGTAAAGTCACCATCAGTCTTTTCGTCAAAGGTTGTGTTGCAGGCATGAATACGAGTCGCGCTAACCTTATCGCGGTACTCAATCTTACGGATCATTGAAATATTAGAGGGGATATCAAACCTAGCTTGATGTCCATCTCCATGTAGCTCAACATTCTCAATGGGATCATATGCATTGCCAGTAACGCTAATGATAGATTGATTAATAAAAGAATCAATAATAGAAGGATTATATGGAGAATCCCATAGTTCATATGTATCACCGGCAACAGTCGAAAATGACAGAGCCTGTCCTAGTGTTAGCCTATAAGCAGATGCTGTATAGTCACTAACAAGCCTGGTTTCAGCACTATCAGAATTACTGGTATCAAAAACAACAACCCACTTACCGTTGTGATTGTCATCACCACCAGTAAATGTTAATGATATTAGCGTGGTTGTTGACCCGGCATCATAAGTAGTACCAGTTTGCATCGCTCCAAGGCTATGACCAATGGACTGCCTTAGTTGCTTGCGAGTTCTCCCTTGTAAAACAGGCATAAGCTACCTCGTTGGTGCTACGGGACCCCGTTGCTCGCGTCGCTGTCTGGCAATATACAACGCTAATGCATACTTTGGGTCCTTTAGCTTATCAGCATTAGGGATCCTGGGTGGAGTCTTTGGGCTGCGCTGGCCATTGCGTACTGGTCGGCCTGCCACCTTAGTAACCACCCTTCTTCTTCTTAGTCACTGGCTTTCCTGTGGCCCTAGAATGCCTCTGAGCCGCGGCTCGGCCCTTAGCGGTGTACGGGAAATGTCTCTTGCCTACTTTTGGCATCTCAGCCCCCTTTCTTGCCTTTGTTATCTTTCTCTTGTGCCTTCTCTAGTTCTGTCCTAACAGATCTTAGTTCTGCATGAGCAGCATCCAGTCGCGCCGTAAGTTCAACAACCGCTCTGTTAAGAGCTGCATTCTGCACCTGTAGTGCAAACTTGGCATCCTGGTTTATAACCTTGCGTATGTCCTCTGCGTTGACCGATACATCAACGCTCGTATTATCCTGTGTCATATTCCTATTTCCTTATCTGATAGTAGATTTGATTGTTCGTACTTTGTCTACGCCTTAAAGCGTAGCTACGAAACTCGTTCAGAGCCTTTCCTATTTCCTTGCGCTCCTCTTGTGTAGGAGCACGCTTCTGATACTTAGTCTTAACCTCCTCAAGGAAGGTTTCTGCTGCCTGTGCCATCATGTCTTCGACATGTGCCCGGCTATCAGACTCATCAGCAAGTACATCTACTCGTTGTTGATGTTCTACGCCAAACTTATCCTTAGCTTTTAACAAGACAGAATACTTGAATATCTTTGTTCCTGTCTCAGCGTTATATCCCACAGGGGCTGCCCCTGATGGAGCTGACCCCTGTGGTGTCCATAACTCATTTATCAATGTCCTAATTCCTTAGTATTATAATTCCTAGTTGCGAATATTCAACATCACGACTTGGTTGTCCGTATCTACGGACGGGATGCTCATCGCTGTACCAATAGGCGCAGTGTCCTCTTCTGAGGAAGCATCCCATAAGTCGAATGCACCAGACTCGCCAGACGCTTGACTCACGCCTATAGCGTCACCAACAACAGCTACTGCAGCTCCTGACAGAACAGAAGCAATGCCTGCTGTTTGTATCCAGCAGTAGTAACTGGCTGTTACAGGTATGGTTGTTACACCAAGAGGTCCTGTGGTCATTGTACCGTCACCATCAATGATCTTGATGTTGGTGTATGGGTTGTATATAAGCCCAAAGAGCGATGATGTTGTTAAAGCTGTTCTTATACCATCTGGCTCATCAAGGGTGATAATAACCGTGTTATCGGCAGATGCGTCATGCGTTGGATGAGACTTGATTCTGTATACCTCTCCCTGTCCCGGCCCATCGTTGCATATCAGATACCCATCTGCATACTGGTCTTTTGTTAGGTCCGTGGTGGGCACTTCAATGCTGATTGTCGTGTCCCCTGCCGATTGTGCTGCCGTGGCGGCAACGTCCATATCGTGTGCAGCTACCGCGGCAACGCCATCCACAATCTTGCCTGCGGGCGTAATCGCCGTCGAGCTGTTCTTAGCATAGTAAAATACTCTACCATCAGGGGTCACTGCCCTTGTGCCGAGCTTCTGCTTTTGCTCGGAAGTCTCAACCTTCTCTTGTCCATAACTCAAATAAATCGTTGTTGGGAATGCCATAGCAATCCTCCTTATATAACAGGCTCAATGTCCTGCGAATGCCGTTAGTATTTTGTCACTAGGCACGGCATTCTTTACACCTAGCTGGTTGGGTTATAGTACGGGCCTGTCTTAGCGGTACGGGGGGCAGCAGGAGCCTTCTGTTGTTCTGCTACAACCCGCACACACCAATGACATGTACATGTACTACCCGGAGGCCACGGGAAAAGCCCAATACGAGCTTTTCTGTTTACATAGTCAGGGTTGCCTGGGAGGTTCTCTATCTTAGAGCCAACCGCATGAACCACCTCGCCACTAGGATTATATGTAGCCCTGTGGCGATGTAGTGTTACCTTCGGCTGCCACTCGTCTATGTAATTCCACGAGTAACCCTGACCGACTAATTCCTGTCGCAACTCAGTGCGTTCCTTAGTTGTTATTGCCATCAAATACCTCGATTAGCTTGTTGCAGGCGTGGCTGCATCTAATGTTAATGCAACGCCTTTGCTATCATCAAGCTCGAATACCCCATAGTCAGCGGTTATAACGACTTCTGTTGCCCTGAGTGACGCATCTCTTTGTCGCTCAGTTCTGGTGTCTACGCTCTTCAGTACGGCTAAAGCCGACTTGTCTGCACAAACACCGACTGCATCATCGCTGCTATCAATGGTTATGTTGCCATCTTCAAATATTGGCACGCCGTTTATTGGGCGTAACCCGCTGAAGAAGTTGCCAAGTAGGTCTTGCGACCATCCATTAGGTACTGGATATGTGGTCGATGCCGTCACCGCAGTGTTGGCAATGTCCCACACCGCAAATGGGTGCTGAACAATGTAGACCTGTGATCCAAACTTATTGCCCTTGGCGTATGCAACTGTTGCGGACACGTTTGCAAGGCTCATGCTGCGGCCAGCAGAACCGATATCGGTGCTGAAGCCACTATAAAGAGCCAGTACATCCTTGTCCTTCTTGCGTGCCATGCCGTCACCAAGCTGCCTGCCTATGATAGAGAACACATTCTGTGCGCTCTGTCTGGCAAGTTTGTCGGTTATGACAATCTTGGCTCCAACCTCAGCGGCTGTGAGATCAACAGTTGTCATTCCGATATCTTCCTCGTCAATTATGTCCTGACCATCAACGAGATCTGTCATGTCCATCTGTCCCACTTTGGGAACAGTGACCTGTTTTGAACCCTTGGGCAGAGCGAATTGCTCAATCAGGTTCATAGCTGGAGCATTATGCTCCTCTGTGTAACGAGCAGTCGAGATGATGATCCTTTGAGCATTCTCAAGATTACCCGTTGTTGCTGTCTGTGCCATTACGACACCTCCTTAATTAGCGTCATTGCATGACGCGCTTAACGGCATCTATTGCCGCCTGGGAACGATCACCGTTAATGTACGCATCCATTAGACGTTGATCACTGGACGCGGATGCCTGCGCTGACCCTTGGCTATTGTCAAATGCCTGCGCTGGTACCTGTCCTTGCTTTAGCCGCGCATTCTCTGCCCGGAGTTCACGCTCCTGCTTTATGCGCTTTGCTTCCTTTTCCATTTCCGCAGGGGAGTTAGTCTGTTGCAACGCCCGCATATCTGCGATCATCTGCTTATCTGCTAACCCTTCCTTCTCAAGAAAATGCATGGCAGCCATTTGTCTGCCCTCGATGAAGCCCAGCAGATTAGCCGATTCTTCATCTTGTTGCCTAAACTTCTGTTCCTGCTGCACATATCTTCGTGCCTGATCTCGTGCCATCGCAGGGGTGTAGCCTTGCTGCGTAAGAGTTTGCTCATAGCTGCGTGCTGTCTGGCCTATCTGGTCGCGCCACCGCTGTGCTTCTTCTGCAGAACGTCTTTGATGTAACTCATTGAGTTGCTGTTGTTGTTCCGGAGACATCACCTTCTGCCCAGGCTGCGGTGACTCTGGCGGCGCACTAGGCGCAGCCTGTAATTCTCCCGCAGGTGCCTCTACCGGGGTATCACTCGCAGGAGTATCCTCTGCCGGTGCCTCTGCTGGCGCATCTTCTGCGTCACCATCAGACAATGGCGGCAAACCTGCATCTACATCTGCATCAGGTTCATCCAGATAACTTATCTGCGAATTCTCTTCCTCTGGTATTGTTGACGTTACCATAACCTATTCTCCTTTTCCTCTATATATATACACCATTCTATCACTAGACACAACACTTGCTATCGCGCCCCTACTTCTTCAGGGACTTTTGAGGGACCAAACATCAGGTCAGACGGATCTATAGCCTGCATCATAGTCTCATATTGTTCGCGATATGGTGGCAGATAAAAGATCTCTCTAAATTCCTGTCGCCCCATATCGTCACGCGCTGCCCTATATCGCTCTAGTATCTTGTCGCGCCCTTTAAAATCAAAACCGTACATTACCATTGTGTTTAACCATCCACTCGGTGCATTCTCTAGGAACTCATCTTTATAGTTATGAATTAACCCTCCTGCATACCGATTAGCCTTGCTGGGCGCAGCCTCCAGAAATCGCTTGGCACGGGCTAGGATTCGGTAAACCTCTCGGCCCTCTTCCATATCATCTCTCAATGCCTTAGGCGCATTCATGTAGTCTAGTATCTTGATCCGCTCTAGGCTGGGAACCATCTCCTCAAGTCTAGCAATTACATTCGGATGCTTGTTAATGTTCCAATAGTTAATATCTGTCCCGTCTACTTCAACCTTGAGTTTACTCACCCATCTCGTAGCCTCTGCTAACTGTTTAGCTCGTGGATGATACTCGCCCTCTGTCAGATGGATACTCTGTAATAACCAGAGAGATTCTTGTTCACTAAGGGCGGCCCAGAACTCCATCTCGCTTGGCTCAAACTCGTCCCAGTCTATCTCGCCCTGAGCGTTAGTTGCATTTGCGTATAGCTGATAGTAGGACCACCGAACATGTTCGAGTGTGTTCTTCTCAGGCTCCTCTCGCTCATCGGTGCCATAGAGTTCTTGGTACTTGCCTCCGGGTCCGTGTAGTTCATTATTTTTATTAGCCTTGGCCTGAGCGATCAGCTCTTTGGCGTACCGTGGGCTATGCCCTGGTGAAAACGGTTCGTCGCTGAGATAGTTCTCCGCTATCTCCGCAATCGCTTCTATATGGGCTTGCTCAATTTGGTCTATTTCCCGCTTTAATGGACCCTTGGGGCCCCTGTAGCCTGGGTCACCTGTTTCCTCGGTAAGCCGTTTGTCATATTGTCGTCGTGTGCTCCAGGGCAACTCATCCCACGGAGTGTCTCTCGATTCAGGATCCTGCTGGTGGTATTGTTGCATCATCTGCGTTCTTGTTAACGGATATCCGCGACCGCCAACGAATTCTGCCGTTGCCCCAACAGCCCTCTCCGAAGGAGTGCCTCCCTCAAGCAACACAGCCTGTGCCCAGATCGGAACAAAGTTTGGCAGCAATACCGTCGGCACTGCCTGCGCCCAACCTCTTAGATCGCCCATTTCGTTTCTGGTTGGTTCGCCAACATAGTTATAACCAGACAGCAGATCAACCCCCCTGCCTATGACAGGAGCCGAGCTACCACGCAGGAATCGTACCATCGGATTCTCCATTGTAATGCCCTTGGTTAAATCCATAGGGTCAATAGCACTTTTCGCGATAAGCTGTATCACGCTTCTTACTTTGGTTCCCGGTCCAATATTTCTGCCAAAGAGGTCCCATGTGAAGAACTTGCTGGAGGTAGGAGTCATGTGCTCCTGCACGCTATCTGCCCATTCACCAACATTATACTTGTCCTCATCTGTGTTGGCGATATAATGCGCTGTAGTCAATGCCACGCTCAACGCCGATAGTCCTGCAATTGCCTTCCCCATGCCGTCCCGTGCCAGCTTGGTACGCAAGGGTTGATTTTGCCCTAGAAATCCTTGCCCTGGCGCGAAGGTGCGAGCGATGCCAACCCCAGTATCCCACAGTAATGACGCAATAGCCCTGTTATACCGTGGCGCAAGCAGTAGAGATGTCTCTATTTGTCGTATTCGCGGAGAGACTCCCACCCTTGCACTTGATGACAGTCCCCGCATCTCGTTAACAAAGTCATCTATGTCGGCCATCTTCACAGCGTCAATAGTGCCATCGGCATTCCTCGCCAGATGCTCAAGCCCTTCTGCCATTTCTATACCAGCAACATCGAGGGCCGCATTATATCCGACCTGGAACTTACTCAGTCCTCCGCGATATATGTTAAAACCTCTGGCCGCCAGACCCTTCAGCCCTGGGCCTTCAGTTCTTTCCTGTAGCCACCCGCCTCGGTCAAATGCCTCTGTAAATTCAACCCCATTACGGGTTGTTATTAGATTTTGATGCCTGTTTACAGTGTCCGCGTGCTTGGCAAGGTATCCGTCATGGAAGGCTGGGTCCTGAAAGGCCAATCCGAATCCTCTCATAGCCTTGCCATATGCTACTGGATCTGTGCCAGCCATATATAGTAGCTGGATCAGGAACGGGCTTATGTCGCCAGCCAGTGTAAAGAATCTTGCAACACCATTAGCCTGGTTAGCCAGACCCAAAGCTCTGTTTAACTGAGGGGCTGATATTTCTGCCTGCAATGCCGTTAGTGCCTCTTTAGCACGAGGCCCCTTAAACGCCCTTGCGCTAAAGTCCGGCCCTAAACTTCTGGCCAATACCTCGTCGCCAAAGCCAAATTGCTGTTCTCCTTTGATAAACTTGCGGAATGAAAGCTCGGCATTAGGTTCCAGCTTGAAGTCCGGTATGTTCTTAATGAGCCAGTCAGAAAACCTCCTGTTAGCAACGGTGTTATATGCGGCTTGTATATTAAGGGCAAGGGCATCTTCTTCTGGTAAGTAGCGCAGTCCGTCGTCCAGTGCATCAGCCTGAGTGGCATACTGTCGCTGTTTACCGAATGATGGCTGTGCCCCTATACGTCCCTGTCCTAAGTCGTTAAACGTCGCAGACTGCTCTAGGTTGCCCGCACCATCAAACTTAGCATATACCCGTCTGCCCGCATATTCGCCTCCCTCATCAAATGATAACGGCGTAATGTCTATGCCGTTACGCTTCAGGAAATCTAGCTTCTCCTTCTCAAGCAGGCTAGCGGCTTCCAGCCAATCTCGTTGGTTCTTGTTTAACGCAAACGCACCCTTCTGCTGCACAGTCTGCCCCTCCCGTAGCGGCATAGTAAACTCGCCCTGCTCTAACCAGCCTCGCCAGTTTGTCCGCAAATCATTCGGTGACATGCCTGCAAATGGATTCGCCACCGGTCCCTGGCCCATAGCAATAAAGCCACTCTGATCCACTGCGCCAAATAGATCTGAAAACTTACCCAGTCGTAGCAAGGATGCCATAGCTACCTGTGTCTTCTGCTGTCCCTCGGACATAAGCATTGCCCTGCCTATAAGTCCCTTTAACTCTACCTTGCCAGCTACGGCAGCGCGATTGAGAGGCCCAATGATCTGCTTAATTCCTGGCTTGTTCGCAATCACGCGGCCTATCTTGTCCCTCTGTGATAGGTCAACAGCCTCATCCATACTCCGTGGATCTTGTATTTTACGATCCTTTGGATCTATTGGAGCTTCGACAGGCTTCTTGGGTATAATATTGCCATTGCGATCAATCTCGAAGTCAGGCTCCAGTCCTTGCTGTATGCGTTGCTTACGCAAGCGTAAATCTGTAGCATCCCGTGCTCGCGCCTTCAGTGTTAGGATATCAGCATCAGGCGACACTGCCTGTGCCTCTAAGATCCTTTCTCTAGACATCGCGTCAGGCTTGGCAGCCTCCTCGTTAAGGAGTCGGTCGTATTCTTCGTCATATATTGTAGAGCGTTGTCCCTCAATATCTTGAGCAAGCCTCTCCTGGGACTGAGCGAGCCGCGCTTCTTCTTCAATACGCATCTTAGGCAAACGCAACTCTTCGGCTTCCTCTACCAGTCGGAGCCTCTCGACAGCCTTCTTGCGTTTTTGGCCTGAAGTTGCTGCTATTTCTTTTTGAAGGTCCAATTTAATGGCCGCAGACCGTTGCTGTTGTTCCGCCTGTGACAGAATAGGAGCATCTGGAACTTTCTCCCGTGCAGTAAGGTCATCAAGTTGTCTTTGCAGGTGCTGCACTGTGTCCTCATGGCCTCGAATCAACGCAGCATATTCTTCCATAGCCTTCTCAAATGCCTTGGGAGGTCGTATCCGTGGAGTTAATCCAGCAAAGTAATCCTCCCACCCTGTTCCTGGTGCGCCCATCCGTGCCCGCCTCCGGTCCTCCTCGGCCTGTCTAATAATGTTCTTGTGCTCGCCGATGCTTTGCTCTAGTCCCTCTCTGGTAGTCAGTACCGCTCGCTCTTGCCCCCGCATACCAATCACCCCCGGCATCCGAGTTTGCATAGGCGATAATCCCTCATATGGAGTCTCGCCAATTGGCAATGGCTCTGGTGCTCCACCAAAAGGAACCACTTCTTCTGCCTCATCGACGATCGAAGGCCCAACCAGGTCATCTGCAATATCTGCTACGCCTTGATCCACGGCATCAGCAAGACCTGTATCATAAGCACGGCTACCCAGCAGAGGCTCTCGTATGCCGCGCCATATACCAGCAGGTACTGCAAGTGCCTGACGGCCAAGCCATTCCTCAGCCTCCCAAGGAGCACGAGCCACCTTGCCTAAGCCAGTGATTCCCGTTCTTAATCCCCTCTCTGTCGCCTCTCTTGTAGCGGCAGGGGCTAGTCTGCCAAGAGTCCCGGCAAGCTTTGGTGCGGCTCTGATAAGCCCCTTGCCTATAGCGGCCGGTGCGCCTGTAGGAATAATGGCACCCGCAGCCAGCTCTGATAGCCCCCAGTAACCCGTCCCTGCATCCATCTTGGCCTGAGCCGCAGTAATAGCAGGATCCCATTCACCCTGTCTGCTTAGTTTCCAGAATTCTTTAGCGGCTTCAGGAACCTTTGCGGGATCTGGTACCCAGTCTTGGTATCCAGGCACGACCTGTCTAGCCGTCGGATCCAACAGTCCAGCCGGACCAGGAAGCCATGAGGTCAATGCCCCAAGCGTGCCCCAGCCAAGGCCAAGCAATCGATCGGCGCGCTCCATGCCAGGCAATATCTTGCCTACCCATTCGGGCATACCGCCAGCGGTGCGCTTGCGTCTTAGTCGTTCTAGACTGTCAGGATCCCGAAGACCATTACTCATTAGAAGTTATATAAGAACCTTGTTCGTGGATTTGCGGCCATGCCAGTTACGCCCCTTGTTGCCTGTGGCAACGATGAGTATCTCTTAGTCCAAGGATCAGTTTCCAGATACTCCATAAAACTAGTCGGAGCCTGCCCTGCCCGCATAGCAGTGCCAGCGGCTCCCAGGTAATCTTGGAATATATCCTGGTAAGCATTGGAGACATACCTGCGTCGACGCGGGCTGCCTTGACCAAATGCCATGCCGGTAGGCGAACTGTAATACTGGGCAGGTTCATACTGCTCTAGTACCTTAGTCCACCAGTCCGTAGTTAAATCTCCGTATGGATTCTGATAAGGATTTTGCGTCGTCATAAGCTACTCCTTTATGTAGCGGGGTTTGTCATACCCATGTACCAATTAAGAAATGTGTTTGGATCATACCCCTCAGCCTGTCGCGCTGTATACATTGCACTCATAGCTCTCTGTATCGCATCGCCTACAGCACCTTGGTATGACCCCTGGCCTGGCCCGCGCTGTAGCGCAAGTAGATTGGCAATTGCTGCCTGGTTAGCAGTCGACCCCCCTTGCAGAGGATTGAAGGAGGCTGCCTGCATCGCTAATCGACGGCCTGCCTCTGAGCCAGGGCCACCAGCCTCCATCAGTTGGGTTGCATAGTCCGCTTGGCTTAACCCGGCTATATTGGCTGCTGTCTGTGCCCGTGCCCGGAGCGTATTATAATCGGCCTGCCCTGTAGGGCCGCCTGCAAGGAACTGGGCAAAGCTCGGCTCATACCCCCCGCCCGCTACGTTTGCCATATAGGGCGATGCCAATGCGTACCTTGCTCTAAGTCGCTGTCCCATTTCTTGCATAGGTGCGCGCTGCATACCTGGCGCAACGCCCAGCATAAACTGTTGCCAGTCCTGCTCTGGAGTACGCATTTGCGCCCAGTCTATGTCGGATGCTAAACCAGTAAACGCGCCTGCTGCTCCTCCTGTGCCCCATTGTCCCGTTGTATACGGTGTCTCCCCGTTGAGTCCCCCCCATGTATTAGTCATTATCTCGTACTCCTTCTTATACTATATGATTGCTGTGATTCGCGCTGCCGTCGGACTGACTTCGCGCTTATATCCTTTTGTCGGCACAAAGGTTGTGCCTGATACCCATAAGTCTCCAGACCTAATAACGTTCTTGTCCCTAAGACTCAAGCGATCAAACTGAGCCTTGGTACCACCAGTCCATCGTCCTGTTAGATACGGCAGACCACTCTTACGCCGTGCATCCTGTTCGTCGTCAAACGGCTCAGGCATCGACCGAAGCGTTTCGTCGGGTATTTTCTCGTCAGGTGCAGGTGCAACCGTGCTTTCATATGGTTTGTATACTGTGCCTCCTGGCATTCGCTCCCCCTCAGCATCATACCTGGCAGCTTCTAGCTGACTCAGAGCCTCGTCGTGCATTCCTGCCGAAACTGGAAAGTTTCGCCAGGGCTTGGTTGTCGCCTCATAGGCGGCGAGATCTGCCTGATTCAAATCTTCTCGGCCTTGTGGAGGAAACGCTGCTGCGTACAGTCCTGGTCCCCGTGTCCCGCCAGTCAGTTGCGGATCCATCATATTAATCCCTGGTTCGGCTACCGTCTCGGCTAGTGGTAGCTGACCGGCAGTCATCGCAGATTGTCTTGTGCCTCCCGTTAATTGCGGATCCATCATATTAATCATGGGAGCTTGCGGCACCGCTGTTGGTGTCTGGGGGATAGAATAGTCCCGCTCTCCATATGGTGTAGCAGCGACTGCCTTTTCATACGGAGTTTTAGTCATGCGGTCAAAGATATCCCATTCCTCAACCCCCATATTGCGCCAGTAATCCATCGTGGTGCCCACTGTCTCGTGTATGCCTGTTGCAATATAGCCTGTCTCAAAGCCTGTCGCGTACAGTTTTGCCAGGCGATCACGGTTATACTTGCCGGTATCACCTGCATTCTGACCAAAGACTGAAAGGATCGCTGAGTTCCCTTGGCTGTACGCTCCACCTGGGTCTAGGGATTCCTCCCTTAATGCATCCTTGATCTTCTCGATGTTAGCATAAAACATTTCGCCCTGTGTGTGACGCTTTGGATCCCACACATATCCCTCTCGCGGAGCCGCTCGCGCAGTATCCACTTCGAGATCGCCGTAATCGCCAACAGTCAGGCCAGGTCGATCAAGGAACTGCGCAAAGGCTTCCGGAGTCATGTTTTGTGCTCCAGACGGAGCAGTCCATATAGCAAAGTTTATCCAGGCATCATAGAATAACGCATCCATGTTCTCTTGCACAGCACTATGGTTGGCATTCGGTACTTTACTCATCGCCTGATAGAACTTCGGCACAAACAGTTCCTGAACAATCTCGCTTTCGACAAGGCTTTCTGCTCCACCTCTCTCAAATGCTATCTGCGCTGGCGTTGGGGGCGGAGCTGCCTTATCTGCCTCTTCTGTGCCTTCGTCACTCACCAACCAAGCAGGCATACCTGTATCAACTGGCCGCGTGTAGTCTGTAATATCGCCCCAGTTGACCTTATCCTCAGGATGAATACGAGACTCATCGGTCTCGATCTTCATATCAATTGCCCATGTAAGGGCATTAAATAATTCCGGCCTCTCGGTTTTCAGTTCAGGAGTGACCTCAATCCAGTTCTGAATCCCAGGAAGTTTCCATCCTATCGCTGGATCTGGCTCTCGTAATCCAGCCACGAAATCCTGGAATATCTCTAGGTCGCTCTCGTCTGAATACAATGATGAGTTAAAGTGTTCATTAAGAATCTCCTGATCACTAAGATCCACGGTATCAGCATAGGACATAAGCTTCGTGCCTTCCCGCGGCTCAATCGCTGATGGCCCAGCAACTGCCGTGCCTGAAACATTGATCATCGGACTGCCCAGACCAACTCTCCCTATATTACCCACCTCAGGGCCTGAAGAAGGTAAGCTGGCATTTATTACCTGAGCGGGCAATGACTTGCTCATGGTATCACCTAGCATAGTCATAGACTGATCAAACATATTCTTGCCAGTCTCTATTACATCTAACCCCAACGCCATAGCGTTGTCCTTCGCGCTATCCATAAAGTCGTTCAGCCACCCGCCTGCGCCTGCATTGTCAATGAGGTCGTCAGCATCCCTGACCAATGCCTCTCTCGCTGCCGGACTAAGATCCATCATGGACTCAAGTCCGGGGTTCTCCATCAGAATCATGTCTATATTAGCATCATCAAGCGTCGGCCCCCACGGGGTCATAAGCGCATTAGGGTTCGTAAGCTGATACATGGCTTTATCAATAGCATTCTCGTCTGAATAATAAGCGAAGTCATCTGCCCTATCGATACCACCCAGTGCCTTGGAAGCTTCTTCAGATGCAGCCTCGTCAAGGCTCTGATTTTTGAAGACCATATTAAAGGTTGCCCCGATTGGCATAGACGCTAAGGGCATCAGGCTTGCAAACACCTTGGGCAGATTATCCCAAACGGCCATTATGGTCCTCCTTGTGCGCCTGGCCTAGGAGTTCCCGGTGGCACCACTGGTCCTGCCTGCGGCACCGGCATCGGTGGAGGCACACCCATTGCAGCATTAGGCATTACTTCAGGAGGGAAACCCGGAGGGCCGCCTGGGGGTGGTCCCATTGGACCACCAGGCATTGGTCCACCAGGCATTGGGCCGCCGCCCATAGGCGGTGCTCCCATTTCTGGCACAGGCGGTGCCATTGCTGATGCCATCTTTTGCTGTAGAATCTGCCGCTTCTCAAGTAATACTGACATTAGCTCACCAAGATAGAAGTCAACGAGATCCTGTCGCCCCTGCCTCTCAGCAGCTTGCATCATGGACCATAGCGTAGCTTCCGGCAGCATCTTCTCGGCAAGTTGTTCCTTAATGGCGTCGTCCATCTGGTCGGCATCCTGTATTGCAAGGATGCGATCCCGTATCGCCCTGTCTGACAGAAGAGGAGTCGGTCCTTCCCGTGCAATCTGTGCCATCGAGAACTTCGTCATGTCGTCCTGTGGCAATTGTCCGATCAAATGTACCTCTGCCATACCCGCACCCTTGATCACATCGGTTGTAATCTCCTGTGCGAAGTAGGTTCGGTTACGATCCATACCAGATACTTCCATTGACTTATATGAGCCGGATGCATACTGGTCAGCAATAATATTAAATATCATGCGGTAAGCCTTCTCAATAGACCTGAGATACTTTCCTACTACTGTATCTACGCCCTGCCTCAAGGTATTAATGGCGTAACCCGATAGCTGGAATGGTAGGTCCCCGTACACGGAGTGGGGCAGGGAGCCACGCTGTAGCTCTCCTGAGACCAGGCTCATAAATGCGCCAGTCTCTTTCGCTACTTCGAGAAGTCCCAGGGGTTCTACTTCTTCCCCCTGTGCAAGGGAGATCTCTGAACCCTCCAAGTACGGATCCTCATCTAAGGTCTTAGTGCCGTCCCGTGACTTCACCTTCAGTCCCTGTCTTCGTGACCGGGCGGTGAGTTCCAGCAGCGTACTCATCATAAGATTATGCTTGGGATATAAATCTCTAGTAGAGCGGAACACACTCTCGCCCATATCCGCTATGGTATCTACAATAGTAGTATTATTCAGTCCCATGATCAGTGGATTGGCACCGACAGGCCCGATAAATACAGGAACCTGATCGGCTCCATGCTTCATCTGCTTCTTGGCAATCTTATACTGCGGGTTATTGGTATCACCGTTGTGGATAACAATCGTGTTCATCTCCTTATCATAGAAGTCGTACACGAAAGATCCGTCTGCATGCTGCGGCGCATCCCAGTCAACCTTCACATTATACTGTGCAAAGATCTGATCCTTGGTTTTAATCATCTTATGGCAGGCCCAGTCTAGTCCTTCAGGACCAAGACCCCAGTAAGTATGAAGCGGATCCCACGGCGTGACATCCACATAAGTAGATCCATCATCGCGCTTGGCAAGTAATGCCCGTCCTGCGTACCAGCCCCGTATAACGGTGTACCAGGCAAGCTGATCCCTAAGATTAGGCATCATCAGAGAGCACAGACGCTCGTCTGCTGATCTGAGTATGCCAATCAGGAACCGTTCCTTCTGGTCATTCTTGTCGCGGAGTTCTTCGTCAGCCCCGTCATGGGGTATTCTGACGGTCATGTCTGCGCTTGCAATCCAGCCCATCACCTTATCGGCAAATGTCTGGGGTTCATTAGACGTATAACTCTGGTAGCCCTCGCCTGCATCGTAAGGACTAAGCCTGTATAAGGCGTGGTCTTCTTCCATGCGGTCCCGCAACGGCTCCGTGGCCTCGTAGTGTCCTTCAACCAGTGATATGATGTCTTCGGGTTTTCTGCGTGCCATTTACACCCACCGTTTCACAGAGATTTTGTTCCTGTGTTCTATATACCCATAGCCAAATCGGTCTACCAAGCCATATATCAAGGCTTTCACTCCGTGGTTGTTCTTATCTTCGGGCGTATCACCTACTATATTACCATCACGGTCAACTTTCCATCTATAGGCCCGTGTTTGCCCGTCGATGGGAGACGCAACGGAACCAAACTCAGACAGTACGCCCTTACACTTTGGCGAGAATGCTATCCGCGGAGAGTGGGTCTTAGAATCTATCTTCAGCCACCCTTTAAGCCGTTCTGTTCCCTCATTAATCCTGATTTTCTGGCTCGACAGGTACAGCCCGGTCTGATCCAGCCACACCTCGGTAGGCGCAGCCATTGCCTGGTGCTGTGTTCCTGCTATATCTATAACTCCGAAGTTAACATCCTTCCACCACTGTCTGCTCCGTGCTATATCTATAATCTCGTCCGTCACAAGTCCCTGTTCATATATCTCATCAATAACACAGATCTGTTCTCCTCTGACCTGCACGACTTCGACGGCGTATGCTCCTGCGTATCCCGGGTCCATCCACAGGTGGACGGGTGTTCCTGGGTCGTATTCAAGTTCGCTGATATGCATATCGGGTCGAAACTCCGGAAATACAAGTCCACGAGGTGGTGAAGGCTTGCCCTCAATGCGTTCCATAAAGAAGTCATCGCTTGATGCCTCCTTGAGTTTCAGAATCTCAGGATCGGTTGAGCCGCCTGGGTAAAGATGTGTGTTGGTATAGCTGGGCAGCGAGAAGGCTCTTGCCTCAGGTTCGGCCCCTGATGCCCATGCAGTATACATCTGGGGGTACCATCCAAGCGACCCTTCAAATGTACCGCCCAGAAACATCCATCCCCTCTTCGGCGCACATCTGCCTCGCAGCCTGAAGAATGTTTCCATATCAAGCTGAGACGCTTCGCATCCAATAATACCATCCGGGGCACGCATAGCAAGAGTCCTTGGATCCTTAGCGGACTTCGTCTCTATAAGCGTGCCGTCCACGAGTGTAATATGTCCGGGGTCTACACGTTTAGAAACCTCTTTAAGCACGCCAAGTTTAGCAAAGTCCTCTGCAAGGTAAGTAAACTCAGCCCGTGTTCTTTCGTAGTCTGCGGCGACGAGCCAGTAAAGCCCTCTGCCCTCCGTCTCCAGAAACCTGGCCAGCAGATACTTGGCCGCTATCATGCTCTTACCTGCCTGCTCCCCACCCGCTACGAGGTTAAAACGATACGGCGATGCAAGTATGATCTCCTGCGCAGGAGTCGGCGTAAAGTCCACTCTGCTATACAGGTACGACGTTAAGCTCTCCCGGTTTATCGCAGTAGTCATTCACCTGCCTCGTTATTCCATAACGTAATAAACTCAGGTGTGCCCTCACCCATCCAGGCCCCTATAACATTGAACTCAAAATACTCTACCGCCATAGTATACGGATCATCATCTTCATCGTCCGATGTCATTTGCTCTGCGAGGATCTCAATACACTTATCCTTATCGTACACCACTATGGGTTCTCGCCCAATTCTCTCGCTAATCCCCACAATTGCATCCTCAAAACCGTCTGCCAGCAACGCTTCCTCATTCCATTCTGATACCCATTCCTTAATCCTGTCTATAGTAGTCATCTCTTCCTTCCTACCTTATCCTGTTTTCTAGCCTTCTTACGGGCTTTCTTCATGGCCTTAATTGACTTCGGCTTCGCCATTCTGCTTCCTCTTTAGAATCTCGTCTATCTGCTGGTCCACAGGAGTCTCAAAGTTCTTGGATGCCTGCGCCAGCTCCTTCGGATGCTCCCTCGCAGCCTTACGCCATTCCTTAAGCAGATCCCGCGCAACCTCATCCTGAACAATCGCAGCCGGACGGTACTTATTAGGTAGGTTAGCATTCAAAAGCGTAATTGCCAAGATGGGAACCTTCTTAACAGCTTCAGGGTCCATGACAATTCCGACAATAACTTCCTCCAGTCCCTCGGCAAACTCCTGCCGTGCATCCAGCACCCGCTCAGGAAACATAGGATCGTTAGCCATCCAGTCTTCATATGTTGACCGCACCACACCTGACTTCCGTAACCCATTAAGAATCGTACCCTTCTCCTTCAAACCCTTCAGAAAGTTGTCCTGGTTAGTCCGCATCTTCTGACGCTTTACGGACAGCTCCGCTAAACTCTTCTTCGTCTCATCATCATATTCATGCGGGATTCTTTTCCTTGTCACCGAACACCTCCGTTACTATATCTATTACTTTACTAATTACTTTACTTTACTACCCCCCTTAAGGGGGGTATGTAGTAAAGTAAAGTAATTAGATACTTATATAAACTTTACTTTACCCTACTTTACCAAACTTTACCAAGTAAAGTAGCCCGTCTCAGGCACAAAGCAGTAAACTTTACCGGAATCTTACTTCATGTTACCCAGTAAAGTAAAGTAACCGGGATCCTTTGTCAACGGAAGCCTTTAACAGCAGCAAATTGTCGAGGGTATCCCTACCATATCTCTTATTCTCTCAAGCCATACCCCCTCAATACACACTAACACAGCCTCCAGACGACAGTCGCAAGCTCCTGTCGCTGTCGGCCGTTGCAAGGTTTTTGGGTTCTGCGCACTTGCGCCTAGATCCTTAAGCACCATGTTTCCCGCCGGGATCATTGGCGTTTAGTTTTGGTTGCTGATACTTGATGCTGTGCATGGCTTCACGATACAGCGACTGGATATAGTATCTGGATATAGTATCTGTGTTAGATTCTTTTATATCTGTGTCACGCCATTGCAAACATCCAACACAATACCCACCACTCACCCCATCACGCTACCATATACGCCACTGTTGTAATATGCCTAGGCTATAGCTATTGTTCAAGGTGTTGACATGTGGTTCATGATATGGTATCTTGTCTACGTTGCAACTCTGGTTCATGTCAGTGGACACAGAGCCACGATGCCAGATAGCAACAACAGGAACCCGGGACATTAACACTATAGGAAAGGGGGATAGCAACATGAGTCTACACAGTGATAAGCATTTCCGCATCCAAGCCGAAAGACTACGACTTCGCAAAGTAGCCGAACCATATCATCAATTAGGCTTTCCGCGTAATGCTGAGCCTGCGCAGGCATTCGGAAAATACGCAGGCCGTGAGTCGTGGCATATAGCGCATAGATCAGCTAAATACTATGCCACGCGATCTGTAGACATAAAACCAAAAAACTAGCCTAGCCTAGACAATTTAATATATTGGGTATGCCTACCAATTAAATACAGTTACAGGCGTTGATATGGATAGTATCAACGCGCCCAAAATTACAACACAAATACAAATTTAGGAAGTGAGACAATGGCAAATACCAATGGAACCAAAACACGTAAGGCACAAGGCACGACAAAAGCACAGGCAAAACGCGACAACAGGCACGCCAAAATTAAAGCCAATGGAAAAGCCAAGCAACACATACGCCACACGTATAGTTGGGACGTGGCGTGATGAAACTATTAACAATCGATAACGACCCGAAAACGTCAAAGGGCAGGAAATTCGGCTATCTCACAGGCGTACAATACCTGGCACCCGAACAGCTAGCAAGTGAAGCACTAGGCCAATTGGTTAACTTGTGTCCATTCGCTTCATTGGGCTGTGTTGGTGGATGCCTGAACACTGCTGGTCGTGGAGTATTCAACGATGTACAACAGGCTAGAATCAATCGCACTGTGTTGTACTTCAACGATCGTGCAACCTATTGGGTAAAACTAATCAAGGAAATTAAAGCTTTAGAGCGTAAGGCAAAACGTGAAAACTTAACTCCTGTGGTTAGGCCAAATGGCACTAGTGATATTAAATGGGAATCAACGCCTGTGGTAATCGATGGTATAAAGATTGCTAATAACATAATGGAACTATTCCCCAATGTGCAATTTATGGATTATACAAAATGGCCATATCACAAGCGACCGACTCACTCATTGCCTAGCAATTACGATCTAACATTCTCACGTTCAGAATCAAACGAAATTGAAGCTTTAGAAAACTTGGCGAATGATAGGCGTGTTGCTGTAGTGTTTAGCAGTAAGAAAGACGATCCAATACCAGAGATATATACGATTAAAGCAGATAACCAATTCGTGCCAATTCCAGTAGTCAACGGCGATATATCTGATCTCAGATTCCTTGATCCCACAGGCGTGATCATACACCTATACGCTAAAGGCAAAGCACGTAAGGATCAATCTGGTTTTGTGGTGCGAGTATAGTTTCAACTTTGGTCGAGTGGCCAACTACGGTTGGTCACTCCATCCAGCGTTAAAGCTGAGAATTTGATATCTGGAGGACACGATGAACATAATGGCCTACACATACGAAGCGGATTACCATTGCATACCATGTACAGTGAAAAGGTTTGCATACTTTCACACTGGCAACGTAAGAGGAGGAGGAGTTGACTGGTATGGTATCTATACTGACCAAGTAGACAATGAAGGCAATCTAGTCAATCCAGTATTCAGTACTGATGAAT